GAACAATACGCATGGAAATGCCGTTGTGCACTTGACGCGAGGCCATGTCGACGCCTTGCGGCATCATCAGGTCGGCGGTAGCAAAGGTGATGGCGTCTTTGTGATAGACGAGGTTCTGCGGATACTGGGTAGACGCAGCGCCCACAAACACGACAGCCTTGCTGTTGCCGGGCAGCGAATCCACGGTCGCCAGCGCTTGGCTGGACGAGTAGATAGGCGACACGGTCAGCGTGCCGGCGCCAGAACCGTTCAGAGTGACGTCAGCGGCCACAACGAACTGGAACAGCGAGCCGGTGGACTCACGGGTCTGGGGGTTGACAGCGTAGCAGTCGGCCACGGTGAACACATCGCCAGCCTTGACAGTAGCGTTCGCGCCAGCGCCGGTGATGGCGATGGAGGTTGCGCCTTCGGTCGTCACGGCAGCGGAAGTGGTGCCGCCGGTGGCACTGCGAGAGCCAGTGGTGAACTGCTTGATCGACTGAGACATGTTGATCTCTTCCAGACCCAGCACGCCCATGCCCATCATGCCGTTCTTGAATTGGCGGCTGATGGTGTCGGTGGGGTTGAACAGACCCTTCATGCCTTCGACCAAACCAGCGTTGGCAGCCGGGTTGACGGTGGCATAACGGGGGCTCATCACCGCAGCGTTTTCGTTCAATTTCTGCTGGGCTTGCAACAGCACCAGAGAAGTAGCGGGCGTGGTGCCGGGGGTGCCGACGCTGTTGCCGATGTACTTGAACGAGTTGGCGACGTCAGCGTCGATACTAGCGGCCAGCTGGCTGATACGAGGCTTCAGAACACGCTCTGCGAAGTCGTCCAATTGCAGAGTCAATTCAGCGGACGTGAAGTTCACGCCGATGTGCTTCTGCGAGGCGACCGTCAGGGTCGTGTACTGTTCGTTGTCGCTTTGAACTTGCAAAGCGGCGCCGTCGGTGACCAGAGCGCGGTCAGGCAGACGGATACGGAGGGTAGAACCAATCTTGGCACCTTCGACAGCGAAGCTGTCGTCGTACTGACGGTTCACGTTGCGGGTGATGACAAGATTGTTCTCAAGGATCTCAAGAGCCTTGCGAGTAATCATGTCAATGGTAAGCAGGCTGTTTGCCATGACAATTTCCTTTTCAAAAAGTTAGCGGAGTTTTTGTTGAGCTTCCCATTTTTTGATCTGCCGTAAACGCTCGGCTTCGATCCACTCTGACGTCGACATCTCCTTGATGGAGCGCGGGTCGGTCGTGTCCAAAGTCCTTGCGTTGCCTCCCCGAGGGGTGACAGGCGAGATCGGCGTTGGGGCGCTCGACGATTTTTTCACAGGAGGATTTTCGGCCAATTTGGCTTCGATCTTCCCAATTTCTTTTGCCTGCAAGTACGGCGACAACTTGGCGATGCGATCGGCTTCTTTCGGATTAGAACCAAGGTAGTAAGCCACCTCGGGGCCAATGTCAGACGCTTGGATCGTTTCGGCCATCACTTGCGTGATTGGAAGACGCGGGTTGTACGCAACTTGTTCAAAGTCCTCGTACTTGCTGCGAGCTTCTTCTTCGCGCTCATGGTAGCTCTCGATGCGTTCGGCTTCTGCACGCTCTGCGTCCCGACGCGCGAGCAGTTCGGCGGCCTTCCGTTCTGCCAACGCTTCCGCGTAGGCTTCAGGAGACTCAAACTGTTCCTGCGTTGGGGGCGTAGCGGACAGATCAGGTGTTACCACCTTCAGCTTCTGCTCTCGTTCCCACTTGCGTTGCTCTCTTGCAAGGCGTTTGCTGATCATTGCGTCGATTTCAGCCTGAGTGAATTTCTTCTCTTCAGTCTGTTGCTCGGCCGCTTGTTCAGCTACCTCCGGCGCGTTTTGTGCCTGATCCGGGGTGGCCGTCACCTCGGGGGCTGGCGCGGTTTCAACTTCCGCTAAGTTTTGACTTTCGTCGTTCATGGTTACTCGCTAGAGTGCCCGGTCAACTGGGCCGGTACAGTGTCGGATATTACGACAATTTCATTGTGTGTCAAGCGCGGGTGATGATGTCAATTGGCTTGGTCATTATTTGTCCTTATTTAAACGCTAATTTTTCAACTAGGTTTCTTAAATACGCACATTCCAACGCTAATGCTTCTTCGTATCGGATGCCATAGCGATCACCAGCATGGGTCACAATTCTTTTTTCTTCGGTCGGATTGCCGTTTTCATCAACAACGGTTTTCAATTCATCGTCCCATTTGTCATAACAAAGCAAACCATAAGCAAATGCGTCAAGACCTTCGGATTCAAATGCTTCTTTAACTTTTTGTGCAATCAAACCAAAATGCCAACGTGCGCCATCGCCTTTTTGCTCAATTGCATCGTTAAATTTGAATTGTTGATACTTGACTTTGCCCCAGGCTTTCAAAACTTTTTCGTCAATACCGTCATCTCGCACTTGTTTTGCACGTTCATCCGATGTGTTAATTGTTCCAGTTGCTGCATAAATAACAGACATTCTTTTTGAACCTGTACCCAACGACACGGAGTTGTCAGTAATTGGTTCAAATGTGTTGCTGTATGTCAATCGCATCAAATTGTTGACGGTTGAACTTTGGATTACCCCAAAATACAAGTTGCCATTTGCGCCGCTGTTTACACCTTCACCAATAATTTGAGCAACCTTTTTGTTGTTTGTGTAATCCCAACATTCAAGACCACCGATAGTGCTGTCGCCATACGAACCAAGCCCAATACGTCTTGCTTTGAAATAGGCATCAGTAGTTGCGTCAGCCAAACTGTTGCCATATTGATCTGCACTTGGTGTTTGCCGACCTCCAGCAAAAAATGTGACCATGTAGTCATCGTTATTTTCTGGAAAACGGCAGTTGGTGTATCGGCATTGATTGGGGATATTTGATACTGTTGTTGCGCCTCCCGAGCTGAATTGGCAATCGTTAAATGTCACGCGATCAAAAAAGTTTTGCGCGTTTCCTGATGGAATTGGCGTAGTGTTACTGGCAAGATTGACAACATATCCCGATGTTTGCGCCAGGTTGAAGTTACATGAAGAAATGCGTAACGGAAAAGTTGTCCAAGTTGCACCACCAGATAAAGTCAAGTTTTCAACTTTAAAAATAGATGATGCGTCAATTGATTCAAACCAAGTGTTTCGCACTTCCGTGACACGGCAACCTCGCAACAAAAACGGAGGCACATCGTGGTTTTCAAGAACCAAATTGTCAAACAGCCAACCGTTTGCAAAACCCAACAGAAAAATGCCCGAACCACTTGTGGTGCTTGAGCCGCTACGGTTAGGGATAGTGCCAGCCGAAAAATATGCGCGGCACTGAACAACAGAACAGACGTTTGATTGGCTTACTGATGGATTGGTTGCATCATTTGGCATGGAACGAATGAACGCATGATTTGTGGTTCCATTGTCAATGTAACCATCAACGCAATCGTACCAATTGCAAAGGATAAAGAACCCATCAAAAGAAACTTCAAAGTTGCCAGAGGTCCAAATGTTTGACCAATTACACCATTGAATGTTGTCAAGATTGTTGCCGTTTTGCTTAATAAAACTTGTCCGTGCGGCGGTTGTGATCGCCACAATGTTGCTCATGTGAATGTAGCCGTCACCCTCGTCAATTGAAAAAATTGGCGCATCATTGTTTGTGGTTTTTAATACTGTGGATTCGGTCAAACTGTTTGTTGCCGCTTCACCAATGATGGTTTTATATGAAGGCACAGTCACATCATTAACAATGTAAACCCCAACTGGAATGTAAATCGCTTGATTTTCAGCCAGCGCAGCCGTAAAAGCGGCGCTACTATCAGCAACACCGCTAGGGTCAGCGCCGTAATCCAGCACATTAGCTGGAGTGCCTTGAATCATGCTGTAAGAAACTTTTGTCAATGCCATTTTTTCCTCACACAAAATAAGTAAGAGCACCAGTGAAAGTTGTGGTGTCGGTAATATCAGCAGGTGCTAAATATCCAATAGTTGATGCCGCTGTTTTATTTCCAGTGACATACGCAACATTTGAGGATGGATCAATATATGCCCCAACCCATTGAAAATTTGCTGACAAATTAGCGTAATAGCCAAACGCAGCCGCAGAACTTCCATTCGCCATTGAAGAAAAAGGGAAACCTTTAAGTTGGACATAAGTTCCAGAAATTGTGCCTTTTGCGCTTAACTTAACCTGAAAAGTTAATGTAACTTGGCGACCAATTCGCGTGTATTTACCAAAAGAAGAAGCAGAATAAGTTTGACCGCTTTGACCGCTATCTCCACCAATAACGGGTGTCCAAGTCCCTTCCTCATACCAGTTCAGCAACTGGCTGGTCATGCCTGCTGCGGGAGTGTTGGCGGTGAAGTTGACGCCTTTGGCTGCTGTATTTGGTACAAAGTTACCATACGATCTTGTGTCTTTTGTTGAAACTTCAAAATCGGTAATTTTTGTGGGCACTCCACCAGCAGCTCCATAACCAACTGTGTAAATGTTGGCGGCTGTCTCCGCAACAATTAAATTTTGTCCTGTACCTATATTGACCAATATGTTGCCGTTGGCAGTACCGCCAAATTGCCCATTAACTCTAAGATAACCACTTGTGCTGGCAACTTCTATGTTTCCCGTAGACGCGCTTAAACTAGATGCACTTACAGCCCTTCCAGCAGTCAAATTAGCAACAGAGACTTGTTTAGTTGTGCTGGATTGCACAACAGGCAAAGTTTCGGTTCCTGCTAATGGAGTCGTTGCAGAGGTTAATGCGGAAATCTTGCTATCAGCCATTTGTTTTCCTTAAACAAGATAACTTCCAGACAACACTATGTAAAATGTTGCGGTGCAATCGGAAACATTTAATGGTATCGATGCCCCTCCCGCTACTGGATTTTTGAACAATACAATAGCATTTGAGTTTGCTCCATTTATTCTGGCGGTCAATTGATTGCCGCTACCAATTGCAACATTTTGCATTTCTCCTATTGCAAGCGCTTGGTAAGCATTAGCCTGTACCAATGAATTAACAGGCAAACCACCAATTGCTAGTTGTCCTGTTGCCCCACCAAAATTTGTGACGCTCACATAAAGTAAAAAGGTTACTATATTTCCAACTCGACTATAAACGCCTTTT